AGCCCCTGCAGGAGCACAACAGGCACCACAAGGCCCTCAGGGCGGCGTACAGGACACATCAGGTGGTGGCGGAGGTCAAATGGGCATAGGCACAGCACCAACACCGGGTGAGCAAGGGTTTACTGGCAATGTCGCTTAAGACTTTAGTAAATGATAAACCAGCATGGGATGCGTTTCTAGAAGAGCTAGACTTACGCATCTCTGCACAACATAAGTCGCTTGAGAACATGACAGATACAGCAGAGATGTATCGTGCTCAGGGAAACATTCAAGCGCTACGTAAGCTTAAGTACTTGAGGGATAAAGTTAATGTCTGATAAAAAGGTAGGTACTAAAACAGGTAAGTCCACACAAGCTGGTAGAGATGTCTACAAGACAGAAGACGATGAGAATGTTTCAGAAAAGTCTACTACCTTTAAGTATAAAGGTCAGTGGATTAATGTACCAAGTATTCATAAAGGATATCAGTACGACGATGACATCCTTCGCATGATGCTAGACGCTGAAGCTATTAGTCCAACCAGCACCCACAAGAGTGAGCTTGATGCCGTTAAAGCTGCTGTTGAAAGAAGTAAATCTATAGCAGCTAAGTTTAATGAGGGCGGTGACGTAGCTGCACAAACAAAAGCAAACTACAACGAAGGCGGAATAGCAATGTATGACCAAACAGTAAGAGCCTTCGCACTAGGTGGCTTAGCAGAAGATGTAGACCCAGTGTCAGGCAATGAAGTACCAGTAGGGTCTATGCCAGAAGAAGTACGAGATGATATCCCTGCTCAACTGAGTGAAGGTGAGTATGTTGTACCTGCTGATGTAGTACGTTTCTTTGGTGTTAAGTTCTTTGAGGACATTCGTATTAAAGCTAAACAAGGCTTTGCTCAGATGGAGTCTAATGGTCGTGTAGGTGGTGAGCCTATGGGTATGGAGATGGGTGACGATGAGCTACCCTTTGATGTATCTGAGCTACAGATGATTGACGATGGTGCGCCAGAGCAGCCTATGATGAACAAGGGTGGCTACATGCGTGGTTATGAAGAGGGCGGCTACATTGTACCGTCTTACAACCCTAACGCAGAAGCGCCCAGCACTATTGAGATGCGAGAGTATACAGGACCAAATGGTGATACCATCTTTGTTCAGTTTATGAATGGTAAGCCTCTCATGCAAATCCCTGCAGGGTATACTACAACTTGGACAGATCCAAATGCTGTTGTTTCATCTACAGAACCAGTTGTTGCTGAAGCAGATGCTATTACTCCAGTCTTGGATAATAACCCAAATAATTCTACCACATCTAAAAATGAGTTCTCACGTGAGGTTAAGGCAGAGGCAGAGGCCCGTAAGAATAAAACATCATATGACTGGAAGAGTGGTACTGCTTCTAAGGTTAATGCAGAAGGGGAGCGAGAGACTGTAACTTTAGATGCAGCAGACTATGCATCTCAGTATGCACAGATGAATAGCGGTATGACAAAGGCGATGCAGCTATTGCCAACGCTACTAGTCCCCGGCGTTGGTTTGCTTGCAAGTACTATGATAAAGAAAGAGACGCAGAAAGAACAGGCAAATCTGCTTGCTGGTATTGATGCAAAACTTGCTGATAATAGTATTGCTAATAAGGATGAATGGCAGGCCCTTAAAGATGGTATACTTAGTGACACCAAACAAAAGAAAAAGGGTGGCACTAACAAGGATTGGCTTGAGGGTAAGGTAAAGGGTGCAGCATCTTGGTTAGGTGACATTACTGGTGTTACAGATGGTGAACTTGGTATTAGCTCAGACGAGCGTAAAGAAAACCAGAAGAATAAAGCAGAAGCGGAGAAAGCAGCAGCAGATGCCATAGCAGCAGCAGCGTCTGGCGGTAAAGATCCTATTATACAACCGACCTCCACTAATAGTGGGTACACAGGCGGTCAAAGCCCATTCGCAATGGCAACGGCAGCGGCGGCAGCGGCGACTGCGGACCAAAACTCTCAAGGGGTTATTAATAATGCCATAGCTTCTGGCGCAACTAGTTCACAAGTAGCAAATATGAAAAAAGAAGCAGACAAAGTAAAAGCCTCTTTAAAAAATATATCCGATGGAGGATCAGGCGGCTTTAACAAAGGCGGCTTGATGATGAAGAAAAAGAAACGTAAAAAGAAATAACCACAACGATAAGGATACCCAGCAATGATGCTGGCCCCACCATAAGGAACTAAAATGTCAGACGTAGCAAATGAAACCATGCACAGCTTTGTGCACAAACGTAATGAAGCTAAGATCAAGGAAGCAGAAGAAGAGTTAAAAGAACTGCTAAACCCTGAAGAGGAAGAAGAAGCCACAGAGGTTACACAACAGGAAGATCCTGCTGCACCCAGTGAAGCTGAACCCAAGGAAGATCTTACCGCTGAAGAGCGTAGTTTTAAGAAGCGCTATGGAGATATCCAGCGCCATATGGCAACTAAGGAAAAAGAGTGGCAGTCTCGCATTGAAAGGCTTGAAGGCCAGCTTGATAAGGCTACAAAAAATGAGCTTGTACTACCTAAGTCTAAGGAAGACATTCAGGCTTGGACAAGTAAGTACCCTGATGTAGCTGGTATTGTTGAGGCTATTGCTGAACAGAAAGCTAATGAGCGTACACTAGAGCTAGATGGGCGTCTCAAGGAAGTTGAAGCTATGCGTAGCTCAGCCAAGAAAGAAAAGGCTGAAGCACAACTAATTAGCTTGCACCCTGACTTTGAGTCTATCCGTTCAGATGATGCATTTCATGAGTGGGCAGAAGAACAGCCTAAAGTTGTACAGGATGCACTCTACGAGAACATGGATGACGTTAAGTCTGTAGCTCGTGTCATTGATCTGTATAAGTCAGACAAGGGTATTAAGTCTAAGAAGCCCAGCCCAGACAGAGGCGCAGCATCAGCAGTAAAGTCCCGTGGTCGCACCGTAGTGGACTCAGAAGAGTCATCACGCTCCCTTAGTGAGTCGATGGTAAATAAAATGTCGCTTAAAGAGTACGAGAAGCGGCAAGATGAAATAATGGACGCAATGCGTTCAGGCAAGTTTATCTATGATATGTCATAATAAAGCTTGACACTTATCAACTAATAGATAAAACTATGGGCATGTGCAGTGCTAGTAATCAACTACTTGCACATGCTTTAACATAAAAGCAACAAGCCACAAGAAGAACTACCCAACAGAGTATAGGCCCAGCGCTACTTGACCGCAAATCATGTAGCCCTGTCACCCTAGAAATAGTTTGGCCTCTTATGTGGATATGATGTTTTACTTCCTTCAATTGTCATATCTATAGGAGAATCATTATGGCATTCGCAAAAGCAGGTAGTTATACCAACCTGAACAACGGAAATTTCTCTTCCCAGATCTTTTCCAAACAAGCCCAACTCGCATTTCGTAAGAGTGCAGTTGTAAACGCAATTACAAACAATGACTATTTTGGGGACGTGTCTGCCGTAGGTGACTCAGTTCGCATCATGAAAGAGCCAGACATCACTGTTAATGCTTTAGCACGTGGTACTGCTGTTGCAACACAAGATCTCGTTGACGCTGATTTCCAGTTAACCATTGATAAAGCTAACTATTTTGCTTTCAAACTGGACGATATCGAGGAGGCGCATAGCCACATCGACTTCATGCGACTTTCAACCGACCGTGCAGCCTATAAAATGGCTGATGCTATGGACTCAGACGTTCTTAAGTATCTCTCTGGTTACACCACTGCTAACGCTGTAAACACAACAGTAAATGGTAGTATTGCTAACTCTGCAGCTGGTACAGATGAACTTTTGGCTGCAAATAAGCTGAACATGGCAACCTTTGGAAATATCACCACTACTGCTTCGGCATCTACAACTGGTGACTCAATTCCATTGGCACCTCGCTTGACAGGTTCAACTGCACAGTCTACAACAACTGCAACACCATTGCAGGTTCTTGCTCGTATGTCCCGTAAATTGGATGAGCAGAATGTTGACACACGTGGAAGGTGGATCTGTCTAGACCCGGTATTCATTGAAATGCTGAAGGATGAAGACTCACGTCTTCTGAATGCAGACTTCGGTGGTGCAGGCCTTATGAATGGCTTGTTGGCTGCTAATATCCACGGCTTCCGTGTTTATCAGTCAAACAACCTGCCAAAAGTAGGTACTGGTCCAGGCACTTCAGGTGTAACAGCGCAAGACGATAACTATGGCATCATAGTTTGTGGTCATGACTCCGCTGTAGCAACTGCTGAGCAACTGTCTAAAGTGGAAACATACCGTGACCCAGACAGCTTTTCGGACATCTGCCGGGGCATGCACCTATATGGTAGGAAAATACTCCGCCCTGAGGCTCTTGTCACTGCACGTTTCAACGCTGCTTAAACATAATAACATTGGGGCTGGCTTTACGCTGGCCCCTTTGTGCTTTCTTAACACATAAAGGGACATCACAAGATGGCTATCACAACTGAAATGTGCAACAGCTTCAAGCAAGAGCTTCTTGGAGGTGTTCATGATCTGGATACAGATACAATAAAATTAGCTCTTATTAAAGACACCCCTTCTGGTACATATGGCAAGGCCACTAACAACTACTCAAATGTCACAGGTAACTCTGATGAGGCAACTGGTACAGGCTATACTGCAGGCGGTCAGCCTCTTGGAGGAGCAGTCATTGCTCTTGACGGGGACACGGCTATACTTGACTTCACTGTTGACGAAGTTTTTGCTAACGTTACAGTTGCTGCTGATGGTTGTATTATCTATAATGCATCACAGGCCAACAAAGCAATTGCTGTTATCGACTTTGGTGGTACAGTAAGTGCTACTGCAGGTGACTTGACTATTGAGTTCCCAGCTGCAGCGGCTGCTACAGCAGTTATCCGTATCGCTTAAAAAACACCATCAAGGATACTAATTATGACAATTAAGTTTGCTAACCGTGTTAAGGTGACTACTGCTACTACAGGGACAGGTACTATTACACTTGGCGCTGCAGTAGCTAGTTTCCAAACTTTTTCTTCTGGTGGTATTCTTGATGGTAACTCTGTCCGATACACTATTGTGGATGGCATTAACTGGGAGGTAGGCACAGGCGTATATACGCACAGTGGTACTACTCTCGCTAGATCCTTAGATGAAAGTTCTACAGGATCTCTGCTAAGCCTATCTGGTAATGCAGAAATATTTATTACCGCATCTAATACAGATGTTGAGAACTTAGGCAATCGCTCTATTGATTACTACTATTTTACTGCTACAGCAAACCAAACTGTCTTTACAGGCAATGATGTCAGCAGCAATCAATTAGCTTTCTTTGCGAATAACATTATTGTATTTATGAATGGTATTGCTCTAGAGGGCAATGGTCAGGACTACGCTGCATCAGGAAACAATACAGTTACACTGACTTCAGGCGCAGCCCTGAATGATGAAGTTAATATAGTTGCATACAAGTCATTTGTTGTTGCTGATGCTGTATCACAGAGTGGCGGTACTATCACAGGTGGTCTTGATGTTGCGGGACAGCTAAAAGCTGGTTTCTTTGCTTCATCAGCATCAATTACTTCTAATCTTACCTGTGTAGCGGGTACAAACTTAATGTCCATAGGACCAGTTACAGTAGCAAATGGTGTTACTGTAACTGTACCCAACGGCGCAACATATACGGTGATATAAAATGACAGTTACAATAAACGGAACTTCTGGAATAACTGGTAACGGGTCTGGTATAACCAACCTACCTGCCGCAAACCTTACAGGTAATCTTCCAGCTATTGACGGGTCTAGTTTAACCAACCTAAGTGCCGCAAACCTTACAGGTACTCTTCCAGCTATCTCTGGGGCTAATCTTACGGGTCTCCCAGGAGGGGGTCAATATGATGCTGATCTCGACGGCAATGGTGCAACGACTATAGCAGGTATTCCCGCTGGTGTTAGACGGATTCAAGTCGTTCTTCAGAACCACTCTTGGACCACTGCCTCAACATCTACTTATATAAGGTTTGGTGGTGCTGCAATAAAAACCAGTGGCTATCAATCATATGCTAAAACCTTACTTGAATTTGCCCACACAAACCAATCTACCACTGCCGCTTTTAACTTTAAATCACTTGCTGCTAATGAAGTAGTGTCAGGCGTTGGTACTTTTGCTCTTCGGACTGATGGTAGTCATATCTGGGTTGGATCTTGGCAGTTTGGCTGTGGCAATGACGCTATTATGAATGGCAACCTTATGTCGTGGGGCACTGGGCATATTGATCTTGGCGAACGTTTACAGCGAGTTCAAATCCTTGGTGCAGGCAGTTACACGCATGACTCTGGCGCTCGTCTAACCGTAAATTGGAGCTTTTAAAATGAATAAAATAATTGACGCACTTACAGGTGTAATTACAGAAGATACAGACTTTGTACCTATAGTACTCTCAACAGAAGATATTGCAGAAGAGGCACGTGAGCTTCGCAGTGTTTATTTGCAGATATCTGACCCTTGGGCATTAGCAGACCGTACAATGACATCTGAGCAGACAGCCTATCGACAGGCTCTACGTGATGTCCCTTCACAGGCTGGCTTTCCTGCAAACATCACGTGGCCCACTAAACCGGAGTAATACACTATGTCAACTAAAGCGAGAGACTTAGCAGACCTACTTGATAGTAGTGGTAACATTATAGCTAAGGGTAATATTGACGGTCGTGACATTGCTGCAGATGGTACTAAACTAGATGGTATTGAAGCTGCTGCTACAGCTGACCAGACTGATGCACAAATCCGTACAGCAGTTGAGGCGGCTACAGACAGTAACGTCTTTACAGACGCAGACCACAGTAAACTAGATGGTATTGAAGCTGCTGCTGACGTTACAGATACTGCTAACGTAGTAGCCGCTCTCACAGCAGGTACTAATGTAACTATTGCTGCTGACGGTACTATCGCAGCTACTGGTGGTGGTTCGCAGACCGCTGCGGAGCTACTTACATCCATTAAGACTGTTGATGGTGCAGGCTCAGGCCTAGACGCTGATTTGTTAGACGGTATAAGTTCATCCAGTTTTCTTCGTAGTGATACTGATGATACACTGACAGCGAAGCTAACTATTGACACTAATACTAGTGGTGCGCTCACGCTCTCTCAAGCTAATGGTGGTCCTTGGGCTATTGACCTACAGAGAGATGATGCTACTAGCTCTAAGGTGTATAACGGTGGTGGTTATTGGTCTTTTGAGCATGCACCTAGAGTGTATGGCGGTTCTGAAGTATGGCACCCTGGCAATGACGGTAGTGGCTCTGGCCTAGACGCTGATTTGTTAGACGGACAGCATGCCAGTGCTTTCGGAGTAACCACTGCTAATGTAGTAGCTGCTCTTACAGCAGGCACTAATATAACTATTGCTTCCAACGGCACTATTGCATCTACTGGTGGTGGTTCTCTAACTGATGTTCAGATAAAGGCAGCTTATGAAAGAAACAGTAATACTAATGCTTTCCTTGACGCAGAAAAAGCTAAACTAACTGCTATTGAAGCCAATGCAAAAGATGATATGACTGACGTTCAGATAAAGGCAGCTTATGAAAGAAACAGTAATACTAATACTTTCCTTGACGCAGAAAGAGTTAAACTAACTGCTATTGAGCCTAATGCAAAAGATAATATGACCGCTGTTGAGATAAGAACAGCGTTATTGACTAACAGTGACACGTTAGTAATGACTAACGCAGAAAGAGTTAAACTAACTGCTATTGAGCCTAGCGCTACAGCTGACCAGACTGCTGCTCAGATAAGAACAGCGTTATTGACTAACAGTGACACTAATGTAATGACTAACGCAGAGAGAGTTAAACTAACTTCTATTGAAGCTAATGCAAAAGATGATATGACCGCTGCTCAGATAAGAACAGCGTTATTGACTAACAGTGACACTAATGTAATGACTAACGCAGAAAGAGTTAAACTAACTTCTATTGAAGCTAATGCAAAAGATGATATGACTAATGTTCAGATAAGAACATCGTTATTGACTAACAGTGACACTAATGTAATGACTAACGCAGAGAGAGTTAAACTAACTGCTATTGAGCCTAGCGCCACTGCTGACCAAACTTCTGCCCAACTAAGGGCATCTTTACTGACTGTCAGTAACACCCTTTTTATGACTAGTGCAGAAAGAGTTAAACTAACTGCTATTGAAACTGGTGCCACTGCTGACCAAACTTCTGCCCAACTAAAGGCATCTATACTGACTGTCAGTGATACCCTTTTTATGACGGGTGCAGAAAGAACTAAACTAACTTCTGCTGAAAGTGGCGCTACTGCTGACCAAACTGCTGCTGAGATAAAAGCAAAGTTATTGACTAACAGTGACACGCTTACAATGACGGGTGCAGAAAGAACTAAACTAACTTCTGTTGAAACTGGTGCCACTGCTAACCAGACTGCTGCTGAGATACGTACTCTTGTTGCGTCTGCTTCAAATAGTAACGTGTTTGAAGATGCTGACCACACAAAGCTAAATGCTATAGAAGCCAATGCTACTACTGACCAGACCGCTGCTGAGATACGTGCTCTTGTTGCGTCTGCTTCAGATAGTCAAGTCTTTACAGATGCTGACCACACAAAGTTAAATGGCATAGCTACT